CACCTCTGGCCTCACTTCCATTGGCTCATCCAAGAGTGCCGCCCTGCAAGCGTCCTTGGTGAGCAGGTTGCAAGCAAGGACGCAGATCCTTGGATCGACCTTGTTCAAATTGACTTGGAAGCCCTGGGTTTTGCCTTCGGGGCGGTCGCTTTCCCGTCTGCGAGCGTCGGTGCCCCGCACATCAGGGACCGTACCTACTGGGTGGCCCACGCCCAAAGTCGCGGACACCAACGGTCCCGGGGACTCGGCGAATCGACAGGGCGGAATGGCGCTACACACGGCGGCGCAGCTCTCATCCTGGCCCACAACCACCAGCACGGACGCGGTGCGCTGCCCCTCGCAGGGCTTCACGACGCCCAACGTGACGTTGAACCACGCGGCGGTGCTGGCGGGTTGGACAACACCAGACAAGACCATGACGCAGCACAAGTCAGTGCCGCCAGTGTTGGGCAATCGCAAGCCGACCGACCCGCAAATCTCGCTGGCGGATCAGGCATTTCACCTAGCGGGCTGGCCGACACCGACCACGGTGCTGAACACCGGAACACCGGAGCAATTCATCGCGCGCAAATCGCGTACGCAGAAGACGGTAGGGACGATTACGGACCTGTCGGTGGCGGTGAAGCTGGCGAACGGCCCGGCCCGACTAACGGCCCATGGCGTGATGCTGACTGGCTCTTGTGCCGGGATGGAAAGTGGCGGCCAGTTGAACCCGGCACATTCCCGCTGGCTCATGGGGCTCCCGCCCGAGTGGGACGTCTGCGCGGTTATGGCAATGCAATCAATGCCTACCAGGCGCAAATCTTCATTGAAGCGGTGATGGCATGAGATGCCAAGCCTGTCAGCGCCCGATGAATTCCCCCGCATACACGCAGCAGACGCGAGGCCGGCTGATCTTCTACGGCCCCAAGTGCGCCCGCAAGGCTGGGCTGATCGAGCGCAAAGAGCGCCACAAGCCCGCCCAGGCGCAGCCAGCGGCGGACCCAAACCAATTGGCCCTGGAGTTCAACCAGTGAAGCGCAGCACCCCCATGAAGCGCACACCGCTCAAGCGCGCGGGCCCGGCCACCACCACGGTCAAGCCGCTCAAGCCCAAGACATGCAGCAAGGCCAAGGGCGGGTGCGGCGAAGTTTTCACCCCCACCAGGGCGATGCAGGGCCCATGCGGGCCAGCGTGCGCCATGGCGTTTGTTGCCAAGGCAAAGGCCAAGAGCGCGGCAAAGGCCAAATCTGACGAGCTCAAGGCAGACCGCGCAAAGCTGGAGGCCATGAAGTCCATGGGCAAGCTTCGCGGCGAGGTGCAAACCGCATTCAACCTGTTCATCCGCCTGCGGGACAAGGACAAGCCCTGCATTTGCTGCGGCAAGCCCCTGGGCGACCCGCGCTACGGCGGGGCCTATGACGCTGGCCACTGGCTTTCGCGCGGCTCATCGCCAAACCTTGCCTTCGATGAGCGCAACGTCAACGCCCAGCGCAAGGGCTGCAACAGGCCGGGCGGCACCACGCGCGCCAAGTTCCGCGCAGGAATGATCGCCCGATGGGGCATTGCCGTGGTCGAGGCGCTTGAGGCCGACCAGGCCGTGCGCCACCACACAAAAGACGAACTGCGCGCCATGCGTGCGGAATACCGGGCGAAAGCCAAGCAACTGATGGAGACATGCGTATGATTGAGGCAGTAGATTTCCACCACGTACCAGAGCGCCAGCGCGAGATTGACGCCAAGCTGGTGAACTGGGCGCGGTGGTGCGCCCCAGGCCGCGCCAATTGGGGCATCCAGCCGATGTTCAGGGGTTACCGCCCATACCTCTACCCGGAGATCCCCGCCAGCACGCCTATCGATGTAGTCCAGGCCGTCGAGGTTCAGAAGACCATGGCCCACGTCCAGCCATCCAATCGGCACGCCCTGCATTGGTTCTACATCTACCGCGACAACCCATCGAAGATGGCCCGCAACCTGGCGGTGTCGAGAGATGGATTGCTTGGCATCGTCACTGATGGCCGCGATATGGTTAAAAACCGCTTGACTGTTGATAAACCCATGTGTATATTGCCAGCCAACGTGAGCTTATTTGCATAGGGCGTTGGCATCCAATAGGAGGATGCGGCGCCTCTAGTCAAGCCCACCAAGAACCCGCCCCGGAGCAATCTGCGGCGGGTTTTGTCGTTCTGCGCCATCCTTGACATGCGGGGGTTGGCCAGTCCGAGGCTGGCGAGTGACCCCAGTGAGCGGATGACCTGCATGACCGGCCACCTGGGCGATGCGCTTGCCGGACGCGCACTCTCTAGCCCACACAAGCGAACTACGAGCCTTAGAGCGTCATAGCTTGGGCAGAACTCGGGTGCAATACCGCCGGATGCGTAACCGGCAACCTTTCCATGCTGGGCCGATCCTCCAAATCCTGCTTTTGCTGTACTGACAGGATCTGCGCCCAGCGCCCACACCGCGCGCTGACTGAGCGAATCAGCAGCATGCCCCGATGCTTTGGTAAGGGCAGATCCTCCGGCTCTCCCCGGTTTCACGCGCGGCAGGCGGGATCTATGTTGAAAAACAATCAAACGAAATCAATGAATTCAAAAGGCGGCACGCGGCCTGGTGCCGGTCGCCCCAAGGGTGTGCCAAACAAGGTAACCGCCGAGTTCAGAGACACCGTGCGTGAGTTGCTTGAGAACAATGCCGCCAATGTCGGCAGGTGGTTGACGCTGGTTGCAGAGGGTGACGGCACGGATCACGGCAAGCCGGACCCGGGCAAGGCGCTGGACTTGCTTGCCAAGTTCGCCGAGTTCGCTGCGCCAAAGCTGGCTCGCACCGAGGTGACAGGAGAAGGTGGCGGGCCAGTGCAGACAGAGCGCACAGTTCGTTTTGTGAAGCCTGAGCAGGATGGCAAGTAGTGATTGGGAGTTGCCCGCAAAGCTGGCATTCCTGTTTGAGCCCCATCGCTACAAGGTAGCGCGTGGTGGTCGAGGTAGTGGCAAGAGTTGGAGCTTCGCGCGCGCCCTGCTGATCAAGGGCTATGAAAAGCCCATCCGTGTGCTGTGTACGCGGGAAGTGCAGAAGTCGATTAAGCAATCGGTTCATCAACTGCTGAAGGATCAGATTTCAGCGTTAGGGCTTGATTCTGAATATGAAGTGCTGGCCACTGAGGTTAGGGGCAAGAACGGAACGCGGTTCTATTTCTCCGGGCTGTCCGACCAAACCGCCGACAGCATCAAGTCGTTTGAGGGCGTTGACATCGTATGGGTCGAAGAAGGCCAGACGATCACGTCTCGTAGCTGGAAGATCCTGATCCCCACCATCCGCAAGGATGGGTCCGAGATCTGGGTTAGCTACAACCCCGAGTTGGAGAGCGACGAGACGCATCAGCGCTTTGTGATGACGCCTCCGCCTGATTGCATGTCGGTGGTGGTGAACTACTGCGACAACCCATGGTTCCCGGAGGTGCTTGAGAAGGAGCGCCTTCACGCCAAGGCCACGTTGTCGGCTGAAGAGTACGGAAACATCTGGGGTGGTTTGTGCTTGCCTGCTGTGGCTGGCGCCATCTACTTCAATGAGATTGCGAAGGCTGAGGCAACTGGCCGTATCGGGCGCTTCCCGATGGATCCGAAGCTCAAGGTGCATCGCATCTGGGACATGGGTTGGAACGATTGCATGTCGATCATCCTGGCCCAGCGGCAGGGGCCAACGATCACCATCGTGGGGTATGTGACCGGCACGCACCGCACAACTGCGAACTACATCGCAGAGTTCAAGACACCGGCCTACAAGGGTTGGAACTGGGGCGCCGACTACCTGCCGCACGATGGGTTTGCCAACAGCAGGCAGACAGGCAAGGCTGATGCGGACGTGCTGCGCGGCCTGGGTTGTCAGGTGATCCAGACGCCAAGCATGGAAGTGGAGGCGGGGATTCGTTCGGCGCGAATGATCTTCCCTCGGATTTACATCGACAAGCAGGCAACGGAGTCGCAAGACCCCGAGTTGCCTGGCTTGGTTGAGTGCTTGAAGCGCTACAGGCGCCGGATTAACCAGCAGACGCAGACGCCGGAAGGCCCGCTTCATGACATCCATAGCAATGGCGCGGATGCGTTTAGGTACTTGGCAATCAATGCCGACCAGCTGGATAACGAGGACTACGGCGGCGTGATCGATCAACCAATGGCAGACAGCGACGGCATCTTTTTCTAATGGATACATCCTCGATTTCCACCCACCTCGAAGGGCAATTGCAGCGTTGGCGCGATGCCAGGCGCGAGCAAGAGCGCAAGATGGTGGAGTGGTACTCCGATTACATGCGAATTGCGCGTGAGGATGACACCAAGGGGAGCGGCGCAGCCAAGTCACGCCAGGCCAAAGGCATCTTCATCGGCAGCACCCGCAACAAGGTGCGCGCAGCACGGGCCAAGATCGTTGATTCGATGTTTGGCGCGAACAAGTTCCCGTTTGACACCGAGCCGGTGAACGAGCAACTAAAGCAGTTCTCCGACACGTTCGAGACCATCTTGGAGCAACAGCTTTCCGAGATGAAGGCCGAGAAGCTGCTGCGTAACGGCGTGGACGAAATCTCGATCTACGGGACTGGCTTCATCTTTGGACCGTTCACGGAGACTAAGAAGAAGAAGGATGTGCAGCGTCAAGTTGACCCAGTGACGGGCGTTGCCCGCATGGCCACGGTCGAGCACGAGTACCCATGCCCACGCTTCGACCTGGCGCAGTCAATCGAGGTCTACCCAGACCCAGCCGCCACCGACGAGCAAAAAGGCGGCGGCGTCTTCTGGTGCTCCATGTCCACGGTGGACGAGGTAAAGAAGTGGCGCAAGGACCCGCGCTATTCGAATGTCGATGAGGCCCTGTCTATCGGCACGTCCAGCGGTGACGGCCAGACCGAGGGCCGCGAGTACCTTGAGCAGGCTAGGCGCAATCTGGAATTCTGGTACGACAAAGAGTCGGGCCGGATGCGCATTGCCCGGTTCTTTGGCAACGTGCCGGCCGAGATGATGCGTTCGCCCGATGAGGTTGGCGGCACGGATGAAACATCAGCGCTGCTGGGTGATGACATCGCGGTCATGGCCATCGTCGTTGGTGGCGTGTGCGTGCGCTGCGAGCCCATGCCGTGGGAAAAGCGCCCAGCCGCGCGATGCGTGTACGAGGAAGTTGCCCACGAAATGTGGGGTGTTGGCGTGGCCGAGAACAACGCGCCCACGCAGAAGATCACCAATGCCGCGGTGCGCCTGTTCCTGGAGGGCAAGGGTCACGCGCTGATGGCCCAGCGCAGCGTAGACCGCTCCAAGTTCCTGCCAACCGAGGACTTCAAGCAGTTCCCTGGCAAGACCTACCAGTTCAAGCCGAACCTGACGCCTGAAGAGCGTCAAACGGCCATCATGTTCCACCCAACGCCGGACGTAACAGACGGCTGGCAGGCGGTGATTGAGATGGCCGAGCAGTTCAGCGACGATGACACGGCCATCACCAAGTACACGCAGGGCAACGACAGTAGCAACCTGAACAAGACTGCTACCGGGATCAGCATGATCATGGGCGCCTCCGCCCTGCCTCTGAAAGAGGTCTTGCAGAACATCGATTCCATGTGGATCGAGCGCATTGTTGAAGACCTCATTGCCTGGGATCTTGAGTTCCTGGAAGTCGAGCATGTGCAAATGCTTCACGGCGATGAGGTTGCCCAGGTGTGGCAGCAGATCAAGGAGTTCGGCCAAAGCCACTTCATGACCTGGAAGGCCACGGGCGCGGCTACGTTCATGGCCAAAGAGGTCTTGCTGAACAAGCTGATGGGCTTCATCAACCTGGTTGGCGCGAACCCGACCATGGCGGCGCTGGTGGACATGCGCGAGTTGCTTGAGCAGGCATGGGACCTGACCCAGATCGGCAAGGAGAGCCCGATCCTCAAGGAGGAAGACCTGACCATGGAGAGCTTGCCGCCTCAAGTGCAGCAAATGATCCAGCAGTTGCAGGAAGCCGCCCAGATGGGTGAGCAGGCGCAGCAGCAGATCGAGCAGTTGAAGCAAGAGGCCATGGCGGCCATTGAAGACCATCAGCAAGAGATCAATCGGCTGACGTTGGCGCTTCAAGACAAGAGCGAAGAGACGCGGGTGAAAGAGTTCGACGCTGAAACCAAGCGGATCGACGTTGAGGGCAACCTCGAAAACCAACAGCTTCAAACGCTCGCACAGGTCGAAATGGCCGATATGAGCGCAAACCAGCAAGAACCAGCCGAGAACGATGGATCTGAAGAGTAGAGCCGCCGAACTCACCCAACAAATGGAGGCCATGCGTAATGCGTGGCCTTTTTTATTGCCTGTCATCCAAGAGATGCAGGCGAGCAAGACACAAACCCTGATCGCAGCCGAGAACCCCGAGGCGCGAGGCGCCATCAAGGCGCTACAGGGGTTGATTGACCTGCCCGAGACGGTGAAAGCCGAGCTTGAGCAGATACGGCAGCAACTGGAAGACCTTCCCGAATAGGCGGTTAGACCGGGCGTTGCATTCGTGGACTCTGACGATTAGTCACCCACAGCGAGAGTAGGCAAATGAGCGAACTGAACGAGCAGCAAGAGCAGCAAGAAGAGACGCAAACCGAGCTTCCTGAAGAAGGCGCGGCCCTTGAGACCAATGAGGTTGTCGAGACTCCCGAAGCCAAGGAAGAGCAGCCGCAGGAAGACGTTGAGACGCTGAGAAAGCGCCTCGCTGATACCCAGCGTTGGGCGCACCAGCTCAACGAAGAGAAGCGGCAGCGCCAGCAACAGGAAGAGGCCAACAGGCTGAAGACGTTGCAGGACGGTTTGGACCCTGAAGCGGTCAATTTCGTGGATCGAGCAATCGAACTGCGGGAAATGAAGACGCGCCAGGACCTTGAGCGGAAGAACCGAGAAGCCAGCGAGGCCGTGTATGAAGCGGTCCCCAACTTCGATGCCCTGGTGGGCAATCCGATCTTTGATGCTGAGTTAGCGAAGCAGGCGCAGGCGTTGGTGGCGGCGGGCAAAGACCCGATGAAGCCGACATTGGCCGTCGCCGCTGTTCTTGAAGCAAAACGTCAGTTTGACACGAGCCAAGCGCGGACGGATGCGGAAGCAGCCGAGAAAACCCGCAAAACCTCAAAGATGGCGGCCATGAACGTCCCCGGATCTGGTGCTGCGGCTCACGCCAAAGCCAAGAGCCCCGAGGAGGAAGCGGCCGCTGTGTGGAATATGAGCGCTGAAGAATTCGCAAAGGCGAAGGCCAAGGCGCGTGGCTTCTAACGAAAGGAATTGAGCCATGGCAAACACTACTACCACCCTCGTCCCGAACGCACAAGCGTTCTACAACCGAACCATGCTGGAACGTGCGCAACCCGCTGACGTTCACGGCCGTTTCGGTCAAACTCGCCCCATCCCCAAGGGCAGCGGCAATGCTGCGAAGTTTCGCCGGTACTCGCAACTGGCTGCGGCCACCACGGCACTGACCGAAGGCGTCACGCCAGCCGGCTCCAGCCTGTCGGTGACTGACGTTTCGGCCACGTTGGCTCAGTATGGCGATTTCGTCACGCTGACCGACATGCTGTCGATGACCACGCTGGACCCGCTGCTGACCGAAACCGCTGACGTTTTGGGCGACCAGGCTGGCACGACCATTGACCAAGTGCGTCGTGACGTGCTGGTTGCTGGCACAGCTGTTGCGTACTCCAACGGCGCCAACCGCGCAGCCGTCAACACGGTGATCACGGCTGGCATCCTGAAGCAGGTTGTGCGTGCCCTGAAGCGCCAGAACGCCAAGAAGCTGAAGCAGGCCATGGCCGCCAACGGCAACATCGCCACCAGCGGCTTGCGTGCTTCGTTCGTGGCCATCATCCACCCCGACACCGAAGCGACCCTGAAGGGCATCACCGGCTACGTGCCGCTGAACGCCTACCCGTCGCAGATGGCGATCATGGAAGATGAGGTGGGCTACTTTGACGAAATCCGTTTCGTCTCGTCCACCAACGCCAAGGTGTTCGCTAACGGCGGCGCCACTGGCGGCACGAACGTCATCAGCACTGGCGGCTCCAACGCTGACGTGTACGCAACGCTGATCTTCGGCGCTGACGCTTACGGCGTGGTGCCCCTGTCCGGCGAAGCGCTGCGCAACATCGTGAAGTCCTTGGGCTCTGCCGGTTCGGCTGACCCCTTGGACCAGCGCTCCACCAGCGGCTGGAAGGCCACCACGACCACGATCATCCTGAATGACTCGTGGATGTACCGCGTCGAGCACGCCAACACCAGCACGTTGAGCTAATCGCAGCTCAACCCATCAAGAGGGCCCTTCGGGGCCCTTTTTTCATTGGAGCGCCACATGCCCCGAGGTATCCCAAACGTGAAGACCGAAGACAAAGCCCCCGCCGAACTGTCCGACAAGGACATCCTTGTCCAGCAAGCCAACGCCACATGGAAGCCGCCTGCCGACAAAGAACGCATGGTCAAGTTGACCGTGCAGAAGATCGGCGACGACAAGGCCTCTGACTTCTTCCTGTCTGTCAATTTCAAGGACTACCTGATCAAGTACGGCGAAGAAGTGACCGTGCCTGAATCGGTGGTTCATGTGCTGAAGAACACGTCAATCACCACGATGGTTCAAGACAGCCACACCGAGAAGATGAAGCCGGTGATGCGCCCCCGCTTCGCCTACAGCACCGAGGCCGCCTAAATGGCGACCGCCTGGAGCATGACTGCGCGGCAGATCGTGCAGGACGCTCTGACGCTGCTGGGCGCGTCAGCCATTGGCGAGGCGGTCACGGGCGACCTGTACCTGTTGAGCATTCGGACGCTGAACGGCGTCATGAAAGAGCTTCCGCTGCATGGCTACGCCTGGCCGAACCTGAATGTGGCTGCATCGGCACTGGCATGGAGCGGCGGCACGCCCTCATATGTCACGGCCCCGGCTGACTTCTCGTCTGATCTGGTCCTGAACATCACCGATGCGGCTGGCAATCAACCAAAGCTGACGGCGCTGCAACGCGCTGCTTGGCTTGAGATCCCGAACAGGTCAGCAACTGGCGCTTACCCGACCCATTTTTACGTGGACGTGGACAGCAAGGTTTACCTCTGGCCAGTCCCTACTCAAGACCCCGGCCTGCGCGCCTCGTACATCCAAAAGCCGGATGACGTGGTTGATGCGCAGGCCCCTGATTTCCCCGCCTCTGGTGCGCTGGCCCTTGTCTGGGGCCTGGCTGCGCACATGGCGCCCCACTTCCAAATCGACCCGACCCCATACGCAGCCACATGGGGCGTGAAGCGGGCCGACCTCCTTGCAAACGGCGTCAGCACGGCGCCGGTCATTTTCGAACTTATTGACTGAGGCCCACCATGGCAGAAAACCTCGCATCCGGCAACAGCATCAATTTTCAGTTTGACGCTGACGACTACATCTCGATCGCGGGCAATGCACAGGTGATCGCCAGCGGCCCCACAGCCAGCGTCAACACCACAACCACCGGCACGGCCACTTTTGGCCCATACCCTGGCGGCGCGGCTGTGCGCATCATCGCCACCGGTGCGTTGACATACACGCGGACGCAACCCACCAGGCTTGGCGCTTCTTTGGAGGTGGACACAAACGCGACCACTGGCGCTCAGTCGATTAACGCTGCATCCCTCCAGGTGCTGGCTAATAGTGGGGTGGGGTCTGGAATTCTGCCGCTGACGCCGCCCGCCCGAACCGGGCAAGTATGCTTTGAGAACATCACCGTCGCGGCTGACTCAACGACGACGCTGTTTCAGCTTTCAGGCCAAGGTCCGGGCGTCATGGTCGGGTTGCAAATGATTTTCGGCACTGTCGCAGGCGGCAAAGACGGGCGCATCAGGATTTATGTTGATGGCGAAGTTACCCCATCCATAGACATGCAGATGCACCACCTTGGCACACTGTGGACGCCAACAGGCGGCGGTGCAACTCGGTTCCGCCATCGGTACATCCAGAGTGGATTCAACAACGATGCTGCGGGCCGGATCTTCACCCAGTTCAACTACCCGATCCCCTTTGATTCAAGTATCAGGGTTGATTACATCGCGCCATCAACGGGCCTGAATCTGTACGTGCAGGGTAAGTATCATCTGCTGCGCTCGCCGCTCCCGTACAGACTCAAATTCACAGGCCCAACCTATCAGAACCGACTGTTGGCAGTCACGCCAACGCAGCTTGATACCCGCCAAGTCAAGTTCTTGGACTTGCCTTCGGGTGCCGGGAATCGCGGGTGGATCGTCGGGTTCATGTGGGGATCTGACAATTCGCAAGGCGGCTCAGCCCCAATGCTTTACCTCGAAAACAACATCGTTGTTTATCAGGGCACCCAGGCCCGAGATGGCACTGTTGTGCCTATCTACAACAGCACGGGTGGGGAAGACTTTTTCGAATCCGCCTACTACTACAACAACGGTGAGGGCTCTTTCGGCAATATGTTCGTGTCTTCGCGGGCGCGTCGGTCTAGTTCTCCGGTTCGTGCACCTGATGAGGCGAACAACATCACGGCGGTGATCGATTTCCTGGACCAGGGGCGTGCAATCTACTTCGATGACGGCTGCCTGTTTACCGCCGAGCGGGGGCTTGCAGCATTACCGGGCATCAATGGAAACACCATCGATCTGATGTACGGCGTCTGGTACTACGTGCCTACGCCATGAGCTATCCTCTTCTCGCCCTGGCCATGGCCCTGACCTGCGGCCTTGCACAAGCCCAGACCGCCTCAGTCCCGCCACCGTGGCTCAGCCTGCCGTTTGCCTGCCTGCCTGCTGTGGCCGGCCCTGGCGCCACTGGTAGCCAGCTCATCCCTGGCGCCAACGCCGTGGGCTGGTTCGTCGCCTGGTGGTGCCCGGGCGTTGACAAGCCCCAGGTGTTTGCCGTGCGCTGGGACTCGACTATCAAGGTGATGGATGCGCCGGAAGGTCAGGCATTCATGCGCGACCCGCACACGGCAACAGCAAACACGCTGCGCCTCAAGGGCGAGGACATCGACGGCCCACGCTTGGCGCCGATCTGGCGGCCCAGCCTGGCCAAGATCGTTGCAGCAAGGCCGGTGAAGTAATGGCAATGCACGGCAACAAAGCCAAGTCCGATGCCTGGCTGAGATTGCAGGCGGCAAAGGATGCGCTCGACAACATCCTGCCTGGCCCTGCATCGAGGCAGATTCAGCGCAAGCCAATGCCTGTTCCGGCCCTGCTGGTTGACGGCCTGCGCGTTCACTCAGAGCGGGCTCTGCGCATGGCGCAAGAGGCTGGTCTTGACGTGGACATGACGAACAACTGGCCCAAGCAATGACAGCCTTCCTTGGCCCCAGCTACAACCGCCGCAGTCGTGCTGCATCGGTTCAGCGCGCGGTCAACCTGATCCCGTCGCCGCTTGAGGTTGGCAACGAGCGTGCGCGTGCATCGTTCAAGGATCTTCCGGGGTTGCGCCTGCTGGTGACGGCTGCTGGCCCGATCCGTGGCGCCATGCAGAGCAATGGCCGCGCCTTTGTGGTGGCGGGCAACAAGCTGTACGTGGTGTCCACGGCCTGGACTCTGACTGAGCGCGGCACGCTGGGCACTTCGACCGGCTGGGTGGACTTTGCGGCCAACATGACGCAGGTGTTTTGCACCGATGGCAGCGCTTTGTACTGCCTGACACGCGACACCAACGCCTTCCAAAGCGTGGTGGACTACCCAGGCGGCAAACGAATCTCAGTGCTGAACGAGTACCTGCTGTTCGTTCATGCCAACTCGGGACGCTTCGGATGGTCGAATGTGGGCGACGGCACGACGCTGGACGCGCTGGACTTTGCGACGGCTGAATCTAGCCCTGACAACTTGGAGGCGGCGATTGTCACCAACGGCCAAGTGCTTTTGCCGGGGCTCGATAGCAGCGAGATTTGGACGAACGTAGGCGGTGACGAGACCTTTGCCCGCAACGGCTCGGCTGTGATCGAAGCTGGCACAACTGCACCGTATTCTGTACGCCGCCTGGACAACTCGGTGTTCTGGGTTGGCTCAAGCGAGCAGACCGGGCAGGGCGTGGTTTTCCGCCTCAACGGCTACACGCCGGTTCGCATCTCCACCGAGTGGGTCGAGGAAAAGCTGGCGGGCATTGACTTGTCAGGGGCTCGCGCCTTCACGTTGCAGATCGAGGGCCACGCCTTCTACTGGCTCAACGTGCCGGGTGTTGCTACATCGCTGGTCTATGACGTGCTGAGCGGCCTTTGGTTCGAAACGGCCGAACTGGTGGATGGCGAGTACATCCCGCACCGGGCAGACGTTCACCTGTTCTTCAACAACACCCACGTCATGGGCGATGCAGAGGGCAACTTGTACGCCTTCGACCCGCTGGTGAGCAATAACGCGGGTGATGTGCTGGTGCGTGATCGCATCCCGCCAGTGATTGGCACGCCAGATCAGCGCCTGGTGCGCCACGCTGAAATCGAAGTGGTTTGCGACAAAGGCACAGGCGGCGTGATGCTGCTGCGCTGGTCGGATGACAACGGTGCGAACTGGGGCAACTGGCACGAGGTGAGTCTGGGCGAGATCGGCAACTTCAATGCACGAGTCCGCAAGCTGGCAAACGGCATGAGCCGCAACCGGGTCTATCAGATGCGCGTCACTGATGACGTGCCGTGGAACCCGGTTGATGTGAATGTGAGGCTTGCGTAATGGCTGACGACAAGCTGTTTCCATTTCAGGCCCGGGTGCCGGTGACGATGGATGGGGCCTTGCCTTCGGTCGATTTGCTTCAGTACCTGAACAAGCTATTCAAGGTCGTTGGCGGCTACCAAGCGGACACGAACTACCAACTGGCGCAGAACGTCCGCAGCCTGACTGACGCGGTGGGGCTGCATGTGTTTGAGCGGCCACAACAGCGCCCAAAAGACGTGCGGCCAGGCGACTTCATCGACATCACTGAAGACGTTGGCGGCTACACGGTGAGCCTCCGCGTGGGCGATGTCATTGGTGCAGTGATCCCATTCTTGCCCCGCCACAAATCAGTCGATCAGCGACCCGTCAACGACGCGAGCCAGATCCTTGCAACCCGAGTCTTCAGGGCTTAACTCATGGCAACTTTCTCACGCGTGCTGCTGTCTGGCAGCACCAGCGGTGCGCCTATTCCTGTCGCGGCCACGGCCACGCCTGGCACGTTGCTGCACACGGCCGTCACTGGCGCCACGTCATTCGATGAGGTCTATCTTTGGGCCTCGAATGTGACGGCGGCCACCGCAACGCTGACGATTGAATGGGGTGGCGTCACTGACCCCGGAAGCCTTATCACCAAGGCGCTGGACATTCCGGCCAACAGCGGGCCAACGCTCATTGCGGCGGGTCAGTCGATCAATGGCGGCTTGGCGATTCGCGCGTTTTCTGGCACTGCCAGCGCCATCAACATCACCGGCCACGTCAACAGGATCACGGCATGACCGCGTTTCTGATGGCTGGCGGCGGTGGCATTTACGTGTCGGCCATCACCACTTCGCCCGGATTCGACGCGATTGCATTGGGTCGGCCTGATCTGCGCGCCGTGGATCGGCTGGAGGCTGAGTTGCTCCAGATGCCCCAAGCCAACATCAAGACAGAGCACCGCTTCCGCCCCGGCTTCTACGAGCGGACTATCACCATCCCGCCATGGACCGTTCTGACCGGCGCCGAGCATTTGACTGACTACACGGTGAAGCTTGAGCGCGGGACCATCGCTGTCAACACGGACGATGGCGTCAAGGTAATGACAGCGCCATTCCAGTTCGAGGCGAAGGCAGGCATCAAGCGCGCCGGCCGCGTCTTTGAGGATGAGGTCGTTTGGACCGACGTTTACGCGAACCCGGACAACTGCACCGACATCCCAACGATTGAGGCCCGGATCTACAGCGCCGAGGTGGAGCTGGGCGAAAACCGGATTGCAAAGGCCATTGACGCGGCCCGCCTTGATTTCGAGGTGTTCTTGTTGCAGATCGGCAAGACGCAGGCCGACATGGACGCCATTGTCCAAAACGATGCCGACCTTATCCCGATGCCTGAAGGCTTCTGTGTAGCGGTCAGGGAATCCGTGATTGATGGCCTTGGCATGTTCGCCACCAAAGAGTTTGGCCCCGGCGAGTTCATCTGCCCGGGCCGGATCAACAGGCGCAGGACGCCAGCAGGCAGGTTCATCAACCACTCGCCGACGCCTAACGCAATCGGCAAGAAGCTGGACAACGGCGACATCGTTGCCATTGCAACCAAGCGCATCCAGCAAAACGAAGAGGTGTTCCTTGATTACAGGAACTCCATGCGGATCAACTTTGGCATTGCCATTGAAGGGGAATCGACATGAGTGGATGGGTTGCGGGCGCCGTGGTTGTTGGCGCGGTGGCTGGTGGCGCGATTCAAGCCAACGGCGCCAAGAAGGCTGCCGGTATTCAGGCCGCGTCGGCTGATGCAGCGACACAGGCCCAGCTTGACCAATACAACCAGACACGAGAGGACCAAGCGCCATACCGTGCGCTGGCCACCGAGGTGGGCCTGCCCGGCATCCGAAATTTCCTGTCCAGCAACAACAACCAGTTGACGCCAGCGCAGGTGATGGCCGACCCCGGTTATCAGTTCGGGGTGGATCAGGGAAACAAGGGCATTCAGGGCACAGCCGCAGCCCGTGGCGGACTCTACAGCGGCGCCACCTTGAAGGCCTTGAGCAAGTTCAATGGCGACTACGCAACGGGCCGCTACAACGACTCATACAACCGCATGGAGACGAACCGAACCAACCAGTTCAACCGCTTCGCCACGGCGGCTGGTATTGGCCAGACGGCAAACAACCAGGTGGCGCAAGCCGGCATGAACTTCGCCAACAACGCAGGCGGCAACATGATTGGCGCGGGCAATGCGCAAGGCGCGGCGGCTCTGGCCAGCGGCAACGCGTGGGGCAACGCCTTGAACCAGGGGATCAGCAGCTACGGGAAGTACATGGGCGGCCAGCAGGGAATCGACGCCAGCGGCGCGGGCAGCCTGTACGGATCGGGCGCCAACGGCTCATTGAATGGCGTTTACGGGGTCTACGGGGACTGATATGGCACAAGTTGACACCGGCATTTACCAAAACCTCCTGCGCCCCCCAAAGAGCGTGCAGGAGTACGACGCAGAGGCGCAGCAGGCCGAAGGCAACAAACTTGGCCTGCTGTTGCAGCGTGGCCAGTACGACCAGCAGCAGCGCGGGGTTGCTGACGATGCGGCCTACCGTGACGCGGTGCGCGGCTTCGGTGCTGACTCTGGCGCCAATGCGAACATGCTTCGCGTGCGCGGACTTGGCAAGCAGGCCATGGACTATGAAAAGTCCGCACTCGACGCCAGCAAAACCTCTACCGAAGTGGCCAACCTCAAGAAGACGGGCGCCAAGACCGATGGCGATCTGATGGACGCATCCTTGAAGCGCTACCGCACGGGCCTGGACTTCATCGAGACGCCACAAGGTGCAGCCAGTTGGCTAAAGGCGCAATATGAAGACCCGGCGCTGTCTGCCCTGATGAATTCGCGCGGGACATTTGAGGAAGCCATCAAGCACATTCCGCAGACACCCGCAGAGTTCGATCAATGGCGACAAAAGGTTGCCATGGGCATCGAGAACTACAGCAAGAAGCTGCAAGAGGACCGCAAGCAGGACGAAAACGAACGCAACAACAAAGCGCATCAAGTCATCGCATCCAGGAACGCCAGCACGTCAGAGGGGCAGCTTGGCGTGGCGCAGGGCAACCTTGGTTTGCGCCAGCGCGAGTTCACGCATCAGCAAGGCAAGGATGCGATGGGCGACGGCGCCAAGCCACCAGCAGGCTATCGCTACACGGCAGATGGCTCGCTTGAAGCCATTCCGGGTGGTCCAGCAGACCTTAAGGCTCAGGCCGTCGCCCAGCAAAAGGCCAGCGGCGGATCTGATGTTGATGTTGCGCTTTCAACGCTGCGTGATGCTTATGACCGCCTTGAAACTGGCGGCGGCATCACCAGCACAAAGAATGGGATGCTAGGCAATCTGGCCGCATCAACATCATCCTCCGGCATCGGTCAGGCGACAGGCCGAGCATTTGGCACCAACAACCAATCGGCGCGCAACGACATTGCCATGTCACGCCCGGCGCTGCTGGCGGCCATGATGAAGGCCACCGGCATGAGTGCCAAGCAAATGGACTCGAACGCTGAACTGAAGTTGTGGCTGGCCACCGCTACCGACCCGACGCTTGATATTGAGTCGAACCGCAGGGCTTTGGCAAACATTGAGCGCAAGTACATCAACGGCGCGCAACCTGCTGCGGCTCCGAAGCCTACCGCGCCAATGGGCCTGAAGGCTGGCGCAGTTGACGGCGGCTACCGATTCAAGGGTGGCAATCCTGCTGACAAGTCCAACTGGGAAAAGGTGAAGTAATGGCCGGTCCTTGGGAAAAGTACGGCAGCGCACCGGCTGCCGATGATGGGCCGTGGGCGAAGTATGGCGCCGGGGCGGTTGAGGCCGCCCCGGCGCCAGCCCACGAAGGCCCAAGCAAGCTGCGATCCTTCGCTGAGGGCGCCCTAACCGGCGCGGCTGGCATCGGCAACACCTTGCTCGCACCGGTGAAGGCTGGCGCCAAGATGGTCGGCGCTGACGGTGTTGGCGAGTACCTTGACCGCATCCCCGAGGCCATGAGCGGCTTGGCCCGCGACAACGCCGAAAACCCATGGTCGTTTGGCGCTGGCAAGTTGGGCGCAGAGGTTGCCATGACGGCGCCCGTTGGTGGCGTGATCGGCAAGGTTATTTCAAAGGCCGCCCCATTGGTTGGCGGTGCCGCGCCAATCGTCAACAAGCTGGCGCAAGCCACAGCAAGCGGCGGCATGCGCCTTGGCGGGCCTGCTGCAACTACAGCACTCGGGCGCGCTGGCGATATGGGCCTGCGCATGGCTGGCGGGGCGATCAACGGCGCGGCGACTGCTGGGCTGGTTGATCCTTCATCGGCTGGCACTGGCACCATGATCGGCGGGGCCATCCCTGGTGGCGTGGCCCTGGCTGGCGCTGCGGGGCGCGGCATCCGCAACTCGCTGGCCGTGAGCCCAGAGGTTGGCAAATTGGCTCAGCGCGCAAAGGAGTTGGGCATTGATGTGCCGGTTGACCGCATCGCCCAGAACAAGCCATTGAACGCGCTGGCAGCATCGCTCGAATATGTGCCGCTGAGCGGGCGCGCAGCCACAACCGAGAAGATGGGCAAGCAACTCAACACGGCGCTGGCCCGCACATTCGGCCAGAACACTGACAATCTGACTGTCGCGCTTGATCAGGCATCGAAAGACCTTGGCGGCAAGTTCGATACCGTTTTGCAGAGCAATTCGGTCAAGATGACGCCCGCATTCAAGACCGCATTGGCTGAGGCCGAAGACCAGGCAGCTAATGAGCTTGGTCCCGAAGCTGCATCGATCATTCACAAGCAAATCGCCCAACTCCAAACCAAGGGCGCAGCCGGTGAGATTGACGGGCAAGTGGCTTACAACATCAAGAAGTCATTGGACCGCATTGGCAGCGGCAATTCAGATGCAGCCTTTTACGCCAGAGACCTCAAGCGCAAGCTGATGGACGCCCTGAACGACAGCCTGGGAGCAACCGAGGCCAAGAGCTTTGCGGAAGTCCGCAAGCAGTACGGCAACATGATGGAGATCGACAAGCTGGTGCAAAACGGTGCCGAGGGCGGCGTTTCTGCGGCCAGGCTTGGGAATCTGCGGAACATCAAGAGCAGCGATTTGCAAGAGCTTGCGGACATTTCGGCCCAATTCCTCAAGACCCGGGAGAGCCCGCACGGAGCGCTTCAACGATTGGTCATTGGCGGCACTGCTGGGAGCATTGGCGGTGCAGCGGCGGGTCTTGGTGCGCTGCCTTACTTGGGCGCGGCTGCGGTGGCCGGGAGGGGTGCGAATGCCACCCTGAACAGCAACGCCTTGCGCAACGCCTTGATCAACAGTTCAAAGGGGGCGCCCAAGCTTGCGAGCGGTGACGTTAGCGCGCTGGCGCAACTTCTCGCCAAGTCCGCCCCCGTCGCGCTCACTCCATCGGGTCGTCAGTAAGCAGGCCCTTCAAAAAGGCCAGCAGGCACAGCACCCCGAACTTGACGAGTAGAAAAACCGTCATCTAGCCCCCAACCCCGCCCAGCGCGGGAGCCCAAATTCTAGCCGCCCTGGTTCGCCTTGGCGGCTTTTTTCATTCTGAGGCCCTATGGCATCCCTAACACCGAACTTTCACAATCAGTTCTTTGACGCTGGCGCGGTGGCTGCTGGCTACCTTCTGCACACGCGGGTTGCCGGCACCACGACGCCAAAAGCGACATACACCAACCAGGCCGGCACTATCCCGCACGCCAACCCGATTGTGCTGACGGCTCAAGGGCAGATCCCGGGGCAATTGTGGCTTGGTGCTGGCGAGTACCGTTTTCGGCTTGAAACGCCAGGCGGTGCGTTGGTTGATGAGTGGGATGACGTTGACTCGGTTACACCAGAGATGGCGGCGTTGTCGGCCAGCACTGGCGCCGGCCTAATCGGCTGGATTCGCGGCGCCATTGGTGCGGTGGCGTACACGCTGGGCGAGTGGCTTGGGTGGCAAAAGCCAAACGTGCTGGAATTCATGAGCGCGGCGCAGCGTACCAACTACCTGGCCGGCACAGGCTCGCTCGACATGACGGCGGCAGTGCAGGCGGCAGAGGATGCGGCCACGGCGGCGGGGCGCTTGCTCGAGTGGCCGGGCGGCTGCGCGCTCATCACCGACACCATCAGCCGCGCGACGGGATCGCAGTGGGTTGGTGAGCACCGCAACAAGGGCCTGCCTGGGTTCATCAACGGCACTAAGATCAAGTTTCAGCCAGCCAGTGCGAAGTATCTGTGTGCGCCCGCTGGGGCGCCTGCACCCTACCGGGTGGGGTATTCAACCGTTGGCTTCCACATTGAGGGCAATTCGGCTGGCGCCTCCGGCAATTCCATTGCTGTCATGGATGTGCACGGGATCAACAAGAGCACGTTTGCTGACCTCACAATTACCGGCTTCCGGCGTGGTTTCCGGCTCTACGCGACGATCGACAACGCTTTCGAGCGCGTGGCGATCAACAACACGTATGTCGAGTCCGTTTTGTATGACGGCGGCGTGAGCACCACGGACGTATGGGACAAGTGCTATTTCGCCAACTCGCCCATTTGGGTGCAGACCAACGGCGCGAACTTGGGCATCAGGTTCGTGAATCCCACAGTCGAAAGCATCACGACCTATGGGATGAACATCGTCAAGGAAAGTTGGGGCTTTGATGTCGTCAACCCGTACTTTGAAGACGTGCCAAGCGCCAACGTGGCGACGAATGCGGCCTTTCGCATCGGCTATGACGGCACCACGTCATCGGGCGCCACCCAGCTGAAGGTGCACGGTGGCATCCTGGGCGGCAGGAATGCGGGCGGTGTGGGCTCTGCGTTCGACGTTGACTCGACGGACGGCATCGACATCGGCGGCTTCTACGTGACCCGCTACACCAACGTGGTCAACACCACCGCCAACACGCTGACAAGCCAAGTCGTGGCGCGCGGCTGGACATCCACATCCATTTCAACCCAGGTCACAGACGATACCAAGGTCACGGGCTTCTGGGGCATTGGCGTTACGAACTCAGGCACCCGTAACAGGCAGACATACCGCTTTGCCGGAGACCAGTACATCGGGGCAAGTGCGGCATGTACTGGCGCCATCACAACGGCCTCCGGGTGGTCGCTCACCAAAGACGGTGTGGTGGTTACCTTGAGTCTGCCCAACGTCGTTGGCGTGGCCTCTGCTGCGCCAAGCTTCACTTTCGGGACGGTGATCCCGGCGAAGTACCGGCCCTCATCGTCGCGCGCCTACCCCTGCGTCATCCGGAACAACGGCGCAGATCAGGCAACGCCTGGCATGGTCCTGATCGATTACCTGACCGGCTCAATCACTGTTTACCTCAACGGCACTGGCGCTGCCAATTTCACGGCAGGCGCAAGTGCTGGGCTGGGCCAGGGCTGCGGGCTAGAAGTTTCATGGACGGCGTAAATCATGAGCATTGAACAAGCAAGCGGCGCAGCGGGCGCCTTTGGAGGCATGCATGTCGCCTGAAGCTCAACTCCTTTTCAACATCGTGGCCGGGGTGGCTGGCTGCTTCGGCTCCTTCATCCTCAAGTCTCAGTGGGATGCGATCAAGGAGGGGCAGAAGGAGCGATCTGACCTGGCTCGCCAGATTGCCAACATCGAGGTGCTCGTGGCTGGCGACTATGCCAAGCGCGAGGATGTGGACCGCCTGGGCGCGGCCATCTTCCTGAAGCTGGACAAGATCGAAAACAAACTTGACTCGAAGGCGGACAAGCCATGAACCTCAAGACCATGATCGAGGCCGAAGAAGGCCGCGAGCCCTGCGCCTATCAGGATACCTTGGGCTTTTGGACAATCGGCGTGGGTCGGTTGATCGACAAGCGCAAAGGCGGCGGCCTGTCTGATGACGAGATCGACTACCTGCTGAACAACGACATCAGGGCGAAGACTGCCGAAGTCCGCGCGGCGCTTCCCTGGTTCGACGGCCTGAACGAGGCCCGCCAGGCGGTGCTGATCGGCATGGCGTTTCAGATGGGCATCGGCGGGCTGCTGGCGTTCAAGAACACCTTGGCGGCCATCCGTGACGCGCGCTGGGAGCAAGCCCAGACGGGCATGCTGTCGTCCCTATGGGCCAAGCAAACGCCGCAGCGGGCGGCCCGCATGGCGCGTCAAATGCTCACGGGGGAGTGGCAGTAATGGACTTCACCACCATCATCAAAACCGTGGCGCCATGGATCGGCACAGCCCTTGGCGGGCCCTTGGGCGGCCTGGCCGTGGAGGCAGCGGCGAGCGCGCTGGGGGTTTCGACCAAGACCACCGACGCCGTGAAGCAAGCCCTGTCCGGCGTCACGCCTGAGCAAATGTTGGCGCTCAAGCAGGCGGATCAGAACTTCGCCGTCCAGATGCAGGCCCTTGGCTTCAAGCAGATCACCGACCTTGAGGCCATCGCAGCCGGTGACCGCAAGGATGCGCGGGACTTGCTCAAGACAACCCGCAGTTGGGTTCCCGCCGCGCTCTCGGGTGGGGTCACTGTTGGCTATTTCGCCATACTGATTGGCCTCATGACCGGCGTGATGCAAGTCAGCGACTCGCAGGCCATGCTGCTGATGCTGGGTAGCCTGACCACCGCCTGGGGCGTCGTCATGGCGTTCTGGTTCGGCACCACGGCGGACAGTGGCCGCAAGACCGAATTGCTTGCCCAATCGAATCCGCCAAAGTGAATCCGCTCGACATCGCCGAAGCCCGAGAACTCGCCCATTGGGCCGGTATTCGCAGGCTTAAGCCAGACACCGCCGAATGCTTGGCGCTTCTGATAGCCGAGGTTCGCAGGCAGTGCCGGGTTGATCTTGGGGAGCGCCGGGAGGCTGCTGCCAGTGTGGAGCACCACAGGCAGGAGATCGTGAGCGAATGCAAGGCGCATAGGGTTGGGTGACAACCTGTAAACGAGTCGGCGACATTGATGTCGTCGAGTTGGGTGAGGGCGCCCGGGAGCCCCCAGACCTGCGCGAACGCTTGACCCTCGGGTGCAGTTTAGCGCCGCCGAAACCACAGCGCAAACTCTGGCCGCACCCACGGCAGCAACCAGTCGCCCGGCGCAACGTGCGGCCCGTCAGCCACGGTGCCCACGATCAGCGCGAGACAAAGCAGCTCCATCGCGGCCCAAGGAATTGGCCGCTCACCCCGCTCCCACTGTCGCCACGTTTGCAGGCCTGCGCGGCAAAGCTCGGCCATTTGCGGCTGGGTCAGGGCGGCCTCGGAGCGCAAGGCCTTGAGCGTCTCGGATTGCCCGTCAAGCGTTGCAAAAGGGCCTTGCGGCCCCGAGCGGTTGGGGTGGTTTGGCATGTCAGGCTGCATCGCCTTGGCGACAAGTCGCGGGGCCGCCCCATGCTTGGCGAAAGATTCGACGCGCGCCCGCTTCGCTCACGCTGATGACCGTTGTCAAAAAGGCGCCCTGGGCGTTGTGGAAATGCCATTCGTATTTTTGCTTAGCGCTCATGGCGATCTCCTCAGTGGTGGGGCCGTAGCCCCGTTTTGTTTACAGGTTTGCGGCGATGGCCGCTTTGATCGTTGCGATCCGGTTGTTCCGGCTGATTTCCGACGACAGATCAGTCACGCCAATCGACGCGAAAAACTCATCCATGAATGGGTCGGGAATCTGTGGCTCTGTGGCGGACTTTTCGAGCGCTGCCAGCTCCTGATTGCAGTGCGCCAAGTAGGCATCGCGACCTCCGAAGTAGGTGTTCAGTTCGTCGTCGCTGCGGCGGGCGGTGGTGATGTTTTGACCAGTCATTTTGTTTCCTATGCCCTGTGATCCCGAGGCGCGGTGGTCAGCGATGTGCTGTCCATGTAGTTAATGTATCTCAGATAGACACATAATGCAAGCGGTATTTGCACTGTTACATCTACCGCCGTGATGGCGGGTAAAGCAACTTCTTTTCCGCCTTGGTCAAAGGCATTGAGCCTCTTTCCTGGTTGCATGGATAGCAGGCCAAAGCATAGTTGTTGGGCTTGTCGGGGCCGCCGTTGGCCTTGGGTGTCAGATGATCAACTGTGGCGATTTCAAATGGCAGATGACACCCGCAGCGCCAGCACTTATTCTTGCGATTCTCGCCTGCGGGGTATTGCGCCAGTTTCCATCGCAATGGTTTCAAGGGTGCTGCTCCTTTGCCTGCGTGGCGACCGAAAGCATCGTCCGTCAGCAATGACGGACGTGGATTGAAACTCTCTGCTGCGTTCGCGCTGATCTCGGCGGCGCTGGCCTTTGCGGGCGGTCATAGTTCGCGCCCTCTGATGTCCAGCGGTGCGGGCGTGTTGTCTTTGGCACGCTTGACCCTGGCCTTGAGGCGAGCCTCTTCCTTCTTGAGCAGATCAACGCGTGTGATGAGTTCTCCAAGTTCGTGCGAAACAGACTTGTGCCGACCCCAAGCCATTTGCAAAGTCCTGGCGTTCTTGTGCAAGAACGTGAAGGCATCGATGTCAGCCCCGCATTGACGACAATTCACAGTGCGGCGATGTTCATCAAGGTCGATCAGCTCGTGATGACACATGTTGTACGGCTTGCCGGATGTCGTGAGCTGAATGGGGTTGTCTGGAATTTCACCAGGTCGCGCGAACGCTTGAATGACGTTGTTGTCGCTCATAACTTCTTCCAAGCGAAAGGCAGGGCCTCGGGCAGCACCCAGAGGTGCCGCATGTTGGCGACGTTGACCACATCACGGTCAGGCGGAAAGACTTCAACGGCGGTGTGAGCCCAGTAACCGCACTCGCGCTTGATCTGCTGGAGCTCTTGCCAGGTGATGTTCTGGGCCCAGCGATCGCCTTCCAGCGTGGTGCGGTTGACCGACAGTCGGCACAGCGCAGGAGACGTGGCGGCAAAGGCCTGGACCAGGAAGTCGCGCGATCGCCAAACCTGCAGGCGGCTCGAATCAGCCGAGGCCGACTCGGGCCACTCGTTGCGGTTCAGCAAGGTAAGCGCGGTCGGCTGCTTGGAGTTGTCGCGTTCGAGTTGGCGCCGCTGCGCGCGGGAGGTGATGATGCTCACACCATGCCTTTCTCGGTGGCAAGCCACTCGGGGATGAAGATCGACGTGGTGCCGATGCCAGGCGCTTTGTCCGGCCCATCGCACCAGTCGCTCACCTGCGAGATGGGGATCCAGACATCCGCTGGCGCGCCGTGGTTCACCAGGATGGCCTTGTCGGTGGCGCGCTTCACGACCACTTCGATTTCAACGGCGTCGCTCATGTCTTGGCCTCGCTAGCAATGGCTGCAATGTGGGCGTCGATGGCGTCGTCCAAACTCATGTTGTCGTCAGCCATGGCGCACCAGTCGCTGTCCTCTTGCATGTTTCGGAAGGTGAGGCGGATGCCTGGCCAGAACTCCGCCCCTGCGGGAGATCCATCCAACGCATCACGTACGCACCGATACCGCGCTGCATCCAGCTCCGCAGCATCAAGCCGAACCGCTTGCGCGTCGATGTGGGCGAGTAGGCGGGCAATGCGGGCGGGGTTGGCTGCATCAGCCCAGTCGCCGACGAAATAGGATGTGGCGCCGCTCGCGTGGAATGTGACATTGGCCAGCGCATCCAGAATGGCCTTCACGTCGTCTTCCTGTGTGGGGTTGGTCATGATGTGCATTCCTCGATCTGTTCGATTTGACGAAGCCACGCATCAGCCAGGCCGCGCGGGACACCATCAGCAAGGGCTTCCTGCATTTCGACGCAAGAGAAGCGCCCAGCCAGCTCCATGAACTCTGGCCAGCCTTGCAACTTCGAGCCGCGCTTAGGGCCGTAGATGCGGCCAGCGACCACCGAATAGGCCATGAGGTCGTCCACGTTGCCGGGAAACGGCTGGGCCGGTGGCGTCAGGTTTGGGCTGTAGGTGAACCAGCGTTCGCGGCTTTGATGGGGTTGGGCGAAGTTCATCGCGTTCATGCGCACCCGGCCGAAGCCGGGGATGTCCAGGGCTGTGACGTTCTCCATCACGGCCCAATCCCAGGTGCATGCCTCAAGCACATTCATCAAGCCAGGCAACAGGTCTGGAAACTTCGGCGCCCGGATCGCCCGCAACTTGCTGCGAGACTGGCAGGGGATGCCGCCGATCACGCCATCGAAATGCTGGCCTCGGATCAAGTCCGGCAGGTCGGCGATGTCGTGGGCCAAGTGCTTGCCACCACAAAATGCCTCGTACATGGCCCGCTTGTGCGGCATGAGTTCGCAGCCAGGCACAACTTCATGCCCAGCCTCAATCAAGGCGCGGTCCCAAAGGCCAGCGCTGGTGCAGAGCGAAAGGATCTTCACGCATCCTCCTTCGTCTGTGCCAATTGGGGCTGTGGTGGCTGTGGGAGCGGCATCCAATGGGTCACGGATGTCCCGATGTAATCAAGACGCTCGCCCTCTGCTGGGTCTTCCCACCATCCGGCCGGCTCAAAGGTGCCTTCATCCGTTTCGTCCGCCCCATCATCCCAGCACGTTGCGTCAACCGTGTGCAGCGGCGCGTAGTGAGCGCGCGCCGTTCGCCAGTTGCCCAAGCTATTTTTGAATGCCGCCAGCACCGGCTTTCCGGGCGCGGGCAAACGATCCTCAACGCTCACCCACCCCGCATGGGCTTGCGCTGCCTGCTCATGGTCCCGGTTGCTCCACCAGCCCACAAAGCCGTAGCTGTCGATGAGCCCGCGCGCCAGCTTCTCCTTGTGGATCAGGCTGTAGCCGTTGATGAGGTAGCCCTGGGCTTGCAGTTCGGACAGCTTGCGCTTGGCGACGGGGATGAACTCGGGTTGCGCTGCCTGCTGTGCTGCCTGGTTCGCTGCAAGCCATTCGCCCATCATCAAAGCAATGTCGGCCCAGCCATCGGCGTGGCGCTCGATCAACCAGTACGCGGTTTGTCCGTCCATCCCAGCCCAATCCTGGCTGTTTGCTGGACGTGTCGGCTCGGCAGCGGGTAGTGCTTGCGCTGCCCGATAGCAAGCATTCCAACCATCGCGGTAGGACGGGTCTACGTGCGAGGCCTGCGGGTGGTACGGCAAATATTCGTTGCCGACCTTGAAATCGGCGGCCAGCTTGGCCAGTGTGTCGTTGGTCATGTCAATACTCGACTTTCTCAAGTTTGAATTCGTGATCGCACTTTGGGCAGGCGACCTCATGCCCCTTCAGTGAATCCCATTTGTTCGTGAAGATGGCCCGGGAGCAGGTGTGTTCGTCGTCGTGGTCAGCAAGGTCGAACGTCTCCTTGCAGCTTGGGCAATCGACGTAGAGTGACCAATCCAGTCGGGCGGTTTGGCCCTGGATTGGTGTGTCGGTGGTGGTCACGTTGCTTTCCTTGTCTGGGCGCGAAAGGCCCGCAAAATGAGACGTGCGAGGCGATCTTGAACGCGGACCAGATGCTCATCGCTATTCCAGTGGAAGCCCGGGTAATACATCATCCCGTTCTCGTACTCAGCTTTCTCTGGGGGGTACTTCTTGTTCATCAAGGCCCGTGATTCGGCCTCTGCTGCTGATTTGGCCGTCAGGTAGCAACGGCCTTTCGTCGGGGCCCGGAAGACAGGCCGATCAATGCGCTCAATTGCCGCCATGCTCGCCCCCAGCCTTGCTGCCGCCCACCGTCAGGCCGTTCTGGATGGCGTCCAGCGCGGCTGCCATCGGCGAATCACCCTCACCGCATGCCCCAGCGAAGCCCTCTCCGTCCGGCTCTGGTATCTGCGTGTGAGCGCGCCAGGGGTGGCCGAAGCCCAAGGTGTCGGGCGGGTGGAGCGTGATCGTGTGCGCCACGACCAGATCCTCAAGAGCAGGCGCTGCCACCTGCCCCGCAGCTTGCAGGCGCTCGGCCTGGGCGCGGAGTTCTATCTCAATAAAGTGCAGGCGCCGCAACTCGGTAGCCGCCTTGCGTCCTGTGTGGTTTGTGATCCGGCCCTGGCAATACTCGGTATCGAGGTCGTAGGCGAGCTTTTCTGCTTCGGCTTGCTGGCTCATGAGCGTGGCTCCTTGGTGGCGAGTGCGTGCATTTGTTCGGCACAGGGGCGACAGCGGCACGCCCGCTTATCCAAATCGGGGTGACTGGTTTCACATGAAATGCACTTCGACATGTAGCCACCCGGCGCATAGCCATAAGCCTTCAAGTGCAGCCAATCCCCCGCGCCCTCTGCCACGGCTTGCTGCGCCTGGGGCTGGCGGGATGCTTGCAGGGCTGCGCTGATTTGTTCAGCAAGCGGGATCAATGCCCCGATGAAGTTGCTGTAGAGCAAGCTGCCGCCGTAGCCCGTGACATAGCGGGTCAGGCCATCGTCATCAACAGCAGTTGTCAGGTCATCGATCAGGTAACGAATCTGCGCATGCACATTCGTCAACAAGGTGAGGTTGCCCACCGCATCCACTGCCGTTGCTGGCGAGCTTGCGGCCTGAGCGCGCAGTGCTTCGCGGGCGTAGGCCATGGCGTGGTCATGCATTTGCTTGGCCGTGAAGTATTCAAAGTCAGGTTCGTCGTCTACGCCCAAGTACTTCATTGGCTCAGGCAAAGGCGGCAACTGCGCGCTGGCGCGGGGTGTGGGATTGGTCATGGTTGCTTTCAATTGCAAACGGGGCAAGGCAGGAGGTAGTCGCAATCCGGGTCCATGGTGTCGCCATGGCAGTGGTCGCAGACTTCCTCGTCGTATTCATCGGCGTCATCAATGAACCGTTCGGCCTCGTAAGGTGATTGGGCGGTGGTCATTGCGCGAGCCCACGAGCTTCAGCAATGGATCGGCGGACAACGGTTACCTCGCGGAGCACCAGGCCGATGGCGACATCTGAGACGATGACGCGATCCGTGCGGGCGCAGTAGGCTTCAACCTGATCTTTCGTCGCCCACTGGAGAACGCGCATCGGGCTGTTGATGCCTTCCATGACATCAAATCGATTGCTTTGGGTGTTCATGTTGCTGCCTTGCTGTTGCGTTGTTTGATGAGTTTGATTATGATAACAAAATCAAAACTAATTGCAAGTGCCACAATGAACATTTCTGAACAACGGAATCAACCAAATGACAACAGCAAAAAATCGCCCTCCAAGCGATCGAGGCCAAGGACGAAAGCCGATCAAGGTGGGGGTCGAGACGGTAGTGGTGGGGGTACGAATGCTCCCGGAGCAGAGGGACAGGCTGAAAGTGCTTGGTGGCTCAAACTGGGTACGAGACATGATCGACAAGTCCAAGCCGAAATCAGGCGCCAAATCCAAGAAATGAAATGTGCGGCGCTGTCTGTGCCTCAAGCGAAGATTGGACGAGTGCCGTGCGTCTACATGATTGCCAACACTGTGAACGGGCGCGCATACATAGGCATGACTACTGACTTGCGCCGTCGTGTGTCCCACCACAAAACAACCCTTCGATGCAGCAGGCACATTTGCAAGCCTCTGATGCGCGAGTGGCACTTGTTTGGCGAATCGGCTTTTAGGTTCTTTCCCATCATTCCGGATCTCAAAAGCGTTCGCTTTTCTCACCACTTCGCCGAGGCTCAAGCTATATCTGCGCATGAAGAGGATGAGTGCTACAACAGGATTGCAGCAAGGGAGCGGACGCACAATAGGCAAGGCGAACGGCTCAAGGCGCATACGCTCAAGATGACTGAATCGGAGTGGCATGTGTTTGGTGAGCTTGGTGGGCTTGACTGGCTGCGAAAGCTGATCGAGCGCGCAAAGCCGCCGAAGTAGCCATGCTCACCCCTCCACCGCAGGAGCGGCCAGTGCGGACTCGGGCACATCGAAGAAACCAAGTTGCCCCTTCCATGGAGTGAAGGGCAATGGCTTGGGATCGCGCAGCACGAAGCCGCATTCGCCCATGAACCACGGCGACTCGCTAGCGGTCACGCAATCCACAATTTCCACGCTGCCGATGATTCCGCCGCGTTCCAGGGCGCCAAAGTCGAAGCCCAGATCGCGCAATGTCACGGTTCTGGTTTTTGCGCCATCGCGAGGGGTGTCTCGAATGGCTTGCACGGCGAACTCGATCGCGTCCTCATGCTCACCACGGGACATCCCCTTGGCTGCATGAATCAGCACGCGGCCACGCACCTTCGTTGACCAGCAGCGGTTCTCAATGTCCTTGCCTGCCTTGAGGATCAAGCTTGCCCAAGGTTGGCGAATTGAAAGCGCCTTCATTGCGAAGTCCTTATGCTCGTCACAAGGGCGACCTTGCACTTGTTCAATTCGGCCCGCAATTGGTCGCGCTCCGCGAAAAGCCGCTTGATCGTAGTCACCGGGCTCGCGTCCTCCCAGCCGATCACTTCGCGGATTTCATCCAGGATCGCCGCCTTGTTGTCCAAAGCAGCCCTGAGCGCATCCCGCTCCGCTACAAGCGCGGACTCGCGGGCGGTGGCGTACTCGGTGAGCTTCGACAAGGTGAACACAGGCACGCTGCGTTCATCGGGATTGCCAACAGCCACCGAATAGGCCTGGGCGAAAGTCTCCGAAGTCTCGAAACGCTCCAAGTCGCTCGGGTACATGTGCGCCGATGGCTCGGGCAGGCTCACCGCATCTGCGGCTGGGGTGGTGGGGGTCGTCATTGGGCTGCCTCATTTGCTGGTGATACGTCGCTTTCTGGCGGGGCATTGCAAAACTCGACATTTGTGAATCCGCGCTTCAAGAGTTCGGCCCGCAGCTTTCGGCCGCGCCGGTTGTTTGGAACCATGTGCAGTTCATTCAGATCCCTGTTCCGGCCACCTACTCGGAAGGCCAGTTCAGGCGTCGTTTGCCGTGTACTCATCTTCATCCTTCGCGGCATAGCCGCACTAGTTAGGCGAACATGCAGAGGCATTCATGGTCAGGCGACCAGCGAACCCCGCAGCGCGCCAGGAAAATCACGTCGTCGTCAGTAGCCAGCAGCGCAAGTGCCTCGCAGTCCGTAGCCAGGAAAATCTCGTCGTGCTGGGCGTTGCTGACCATGTCGCAACCCGGCTTGACCGGCGCCAACTCATTCAGGCGGATGAACGCTGAAACATCGGGGCACGGGTGAGGCGGCGTTTCGATGCGCTCAAAACGCAAGAACTCATCTTGGAATTTCTCGAATGCTTCATCCAGATCCATGCTCAATCTCCAAAAGTGGCGGGGCGCCCGGACTAATCTGGTAGTTGATGCGCCCCAGGGGTTAGGTGTTGGGGGAGCTTTGCCAGTCACCAGCCTTTAAGGCCTGCTGGGTGGCGATCACTGGACAGGTGTGACAGTGGCTTGGTGCCCCTGTCCAGGAATCAGGGAACGCACTTGTCGGCGTGAGCCTTCAAGGCATCGCGGATCATGGGAAGGTCGATCAGTGGCCAGTACGTGGACGCCTTGACCTTCGAGCGGTAGGGCAAGCCCAGGGTGTCGGTGATGAAATTGACGGTCAAGCCCAGGCCCCCGAAGCGCGCGCAGATCGCGCCCAGCTTCAGGCAAGCAACGCCCTCGATCAATTCAGCGTCAGGAGGCAAAGGCGCGTCAACCGCTGCTGATTCGGCGATGGCCATGCGCGCGGCGTTGTTCTGGGTGACCAGACTGGCAGGCGCGGGCGGCACCGGGGCCGGTGGCTCACCTGCTGGCGGCGGTGTGCGCAGCGCTTCGAGTTCGGCGCGCTGGCGGTCGATCTCCATTTGCTGCTCGGCCAGGACGCGTGCGGCTTCGGCCTGTTGGGCAGCAAGGGCGGCGGCTTGCTCATCCATGACGCGCTGGCGCTCGGCTTGCTCGTTGGCAATGCGTTGGCGCTCAACACGTTCGGCGGCATCGGCCTTGGCCTTCTGCTCGGCAGCTTCTGCGGCCAGCTTTGCGGCGGCTGCGCGCAGGGCAGCCAACTCGGCGCGCTCGGCGGCCAGCTTTGCGGCCTCGGCCTCAGTGTGCAAGGCGGCTTTGTGGGCCATGTCCAGCTTGGCCAGTGTGGCGGTGCGGGCAGCCAGTGCCTGGGGCAGCATGTCCTGAAAGACCTCTTCGGTCGGCACTGCTGCGGTCAAATCTGCCAGAGCCTGGGCTATCTCGACTGACGACTTGCCAGCCGCGCCCATGGCCACCATGTTGATCTCGGCGACAGCTTCTTGCAGCTTCATCGTGCGCTCAATCTCGGCATCGATCTTGGCCTGCTTGATCGCCTCCTTGCGGGCCTCTTCTGCCTTGATGAGCTGGTCAATGGGGCGCTCACCGATCAGCAGTTGCTCGGTCAGCCAGGCGGCGCGGGCGTCGATGTCCTTGCCCAGGGTGAGCACGGGGGCCTTGGCCTGTTTGCGCAGGCGCTCGACGGCCAGGCGTGGCTCGCGCCAGGCGGCGCGGTGCGCCACGGCCTCGACCATCCCTTTGCCGGTGGTCACGTCATAGACCAGATCAGGCGGGAAGCGCTCGGCCAGTTCAGCCAGGCCGGCCGACACTTTTTCGAACTCGGTCAGCGCAGATTCAACCTGCGTGATGTTTTGGCGGATTTCGAGGTTCGACTTGGTGGCCTTCGGTGCGGTCACAAATTCGACGTCGTCGGCAAGTTCTTCGTAGCTCATGCTGGGGCTCCTGTGCTGGGTTGGGCCTGCGCGACCTTGGCGTCACGTGCGGCGGTGAGTTGGTCTTCCATGTCCTGGTCGTTGTTCTCGCGTGCTTTGCCCAGGGCGTACTCCATGATCTTTTTCAACTCGCGGACGGTGCGGGCGCCTTCGATGTTCTCGATCTGATCTTTGAGCCACTGGGCACGGCGGGCCTCCGCGGTGGCATCGCCAGCCCCGGCGCCGTCATCGTCTTCCATGTCTTTGGTGCTCAGGCCGGTAACGGCCAGGAGGCTGTAGCGCTGGAAGTAGGTGCAGGTGCTGGCGATCTGCTGAATGGCGTTTTTCTTGCCACTGTTGTCGGGTGCCCCGAACATCTCGACGCGCTCGGAGTGCCCCATGACGTGGGTGACGATGCACGTCACGGTGACTCGCGAGGGCTCCTGCTTGATGTCCCAGCGGAAACTGAGTTGATGGCGCGCCATTGCTGGGCCCACCACGTCGGTCACGTCGGAAAGCTCGGCATGCTTGTAGCCAACGAACCCGCCCGCGTCGGTCTCGTAACCCACCTGCTTGCGCTTGAAGATCTCAAGCGGCTCAGCCTTGAATGCCGTCATGGCCACGACAAAAGCCTTGCGGGCCTCGTTCGCTTCCCAGCGCTCCTGCAGCTCCATCAGCTTTTCCAGGCGGGCCAGGTCGGCGCCTTGCTGTACAGCCATCTGCAACAGCAGTGCAGGTGTTGCGGGCTGGGCAGCATTGGCCAGGGCCTGCGCCGCAACCGTGGCGGGGGCAGGGTGCCGTGAAGGCGCTGCCGCTTCGAGCAATTCAGGCTCGACCATCGTGATAGGTGAATTCATGGTGTCCTCAGAACTTCGGCGCAAGGGCCGCAAGGGATCGAACAACGGAAGGGGCGAAGTGATAGGCAGCAGTGAGAACCAAGCCAATGGAGCCCAGCCAGATCGCGGCAACAATGGCGCTAAGGGCGCGAGACATGCGCGGCGGCTTGCGCGTGGCGCGGGTGTTAGGGACGATCACGGCGTTACCCTGGTCATCGCGGCTCATGGCCCAGTTCCCGCCGATGGGGTGGACGTTGGAATGGGTGGCCAGAGCGTTGTGGCGCTCGCTGCGGAAGTCTTTGGTGTCAACCATGACGAGTCCTTGTTGGGTGATGAGGCGCATCAACGGCACCCCGCGATGATTGAAACGACAGTGGCCACCAGGGCGACGGCATACAGCGCTTGGTCTTGCACTTCGCGGTCGGCGGGCAGCATCGATGCCGCACGGGTGACCAGGGCGGGAATTCGCACGCCCACGGTGATCGAGACTTGCCGCTCGGCGGCCTGGAAAACCTTACGCATGGGCGGCCTCCGTGATTTCGAGGGACTGGACCGTGCAACCGGGATAACGGGCCATGACGCGAGCGCGGGCATGGTTTGCATCGGTGCAAGGGACGTAGGCCACGACATTCCAGCCGTGGGCGTCGATGAGTTCAACGCGGGCGCTCATGCGGCCGCCTTGGGTGTGAAGCGCAGGCCGTAGTACATGGTGAGTTCGAGCATTTCCCGCTCGAATGCGGCCATGCCGTGCTTGCGCAAAATGAAGTCGTGCGCGCACTGCACGGCCTCCGCCAGCTCGACGCTGGGCCAGCCCAATGCGTCAGCCAAGTAGCGGCGCTCACGCATCAGGGCACCCACTGGCACCGTCTCCAGGCTCGGGTCGTACACGTCAGCAAAGTGGCAGCCGATGGTGCAGGTGTCGCCGTTCGGGCTTCGGTACCAGGTCCGGCAGGCCATCGGGCGATCAGCATCGACGGGCGTTTCAGACGCGCGGCCCTGGGCCCGGATGTGCGCCAGCGAGCGATCAAAGAAGGCTTGATTGCGGGCCAGGGCCTGCGGGTCAGCAGCCACAAGGCAGATCGAATTGAGCACTGCGGCCATCGTGGGATGCACGTGGGCGTGGCGTTGCAATGCGGCGCTCATGCCACTGCATCCAGGTGACGGGTCATCAGTGCCTGCGCGATCAGATCGCAAGGCGCCAGCTGAAAGCCCTCGGCCTGCAGCGTGCGCATGCCTTCGGTCAGCGTGGTGTCAATCTTGGCCGTGTCATCCATGGCCGCGCAACCGACTTGAAAGAAGGCGGCAGCGCGCTGCGCATCCTTCAGCTTCAGGTAAGCCGGGGTCTTGGTGATGTCGGCGGGCGCTTCAACAGCGCACGATGCAACCAGCGATTGATAGTGCTGGAACGCTTCTTCTGCTTTGACCAGGTCTGCCTGGGCCTTCTGGGCGGGGTGCTTGGTGTCCATCGCTCCATCTCCATCGTTTGGTGAAACACCGTGTGGTGTGTCGATGGATGGACTTTGCCACGCCTTCCCGATGCTGTCAACAACTTCCGTTCACTTTTCAGAAAATACTTGTTGTTGACAAGTCGGTGCCGTGTGATCTAAAGTAGGGCCATGAACTTTGAACACATCAAGTCAGAAATCGCCCGGATTGATGCGGCAGGGAAGATCCCGGCGCTGGCATCCGAAACCGGGCTCAGCCCCACAGGCTTGCGCAAGATCGCGTCTGGCTTCACGGTCAGTCCGCGTCTGTGCACTCTTGAGGCCATCAACCGCGCTATCAAGCGCAAGGAGTTTCGAGCATGAGACGCTTTCTATGCATCTTCATCATCCCGCTGATGGCGATTTCCGTGATTGGCATGTATGCCGACGATGCGGTCGACTGGCTGTTTGCCCGAGTGGATGCCTGAATGAGCCTCGTCGCCTACATCGTACTGGGCCTTGGCCTCGCTGCTGTGATCGGCCTGCTGTATGCCGCTGCCTTTTGGCAAAAGGTCGAGAACGTCAACCCTGATGAGCCCGAGTGGCTCAAGTGACCAATGGTTTCCAGCCCGAGCGCTTCCCCCACCAGCGCGGCCACGGCCTTGAGCCGGCTGCACCTCCTCCCTGCGCGGTTGATTTGCGCTGGTGAGGCGCTCGGGCTTTTTTATTCCTGGCATTCATGCCAGAATGTCCACAGACCAGCCTAGGGGGCACCCGAAAAGCCGATTCATCACCGGCCTGGCTTGCGTCTCTTTTAGTGATGCCCAAGATGAGGGTTTATGCTGAACTGCATTAAAAACACCGCCTTCGATACAGCCAATTATGTGTCTGTCATCGACTGGAAAGCTTCTGTAGCATCGGTCGAGTTGGGCCGTGCTGCCAGTGCTCGCCGTGAGCGCGCCATGGCCTCCGAAGACCTGAATGTGCGCCTTGCTGCAACTGGGTTCATTCCCGGAATGACTGGCGCCCAACAGAACCAAGGGCCGCGCAAATGAAGAAGCCCCGCAAAGCCTACAAGCCCAAGGGCATGAACCGCGATCCCATGAATGCCGCGCGGACCATGCAGGCACTGATGACCACCGGGCAGTTGAAGCTCATCGTGGTCCCGATGAAGGATGCCTGCAAGGTACTTGGCACAACCTTCGACATCGACGACTGGCGCAACTTGGCCGACGCATCAAACGTCGCGCACGAGTTGAAGGGCATGGGTATCGCCTCAGGCCCACAAGCCGACGAGGTGTTCTCAGCCTTTCACGATGCTCTGGTGGCGCTGCACGAGCGTCATGGCGAGCGCGGCACCTGGACGCCTCGCGCGTCCGAGTTGCAGGCCGTGCGCGACGGGGTGTGGCTGCACGAGTTCCAGCTCAAGCACTGCTCCATGCTGGAGTTCCAGAACGCCTGGCAGGCGGTGGTCCGCAAGTCGCGCGATGCGCATATCAAGGGCCACGCGGCTGACGTTGTGAAAGTGCGCGCCGCAGCGCGAGAGGCGGTTGCAGCATGAGCGCCGTCCTTGACTATGGGCGCTTCATTGGCAGCAAGCTATCCACGGTTCCGTCCACCGGGATAGCCGGCGCCGTTGTGTTGCCGGAGTCGCTTTTTCCACATCAAGCGATGCTCACCAAGTGGGCACTCAAGCGGGGCCGGGCCGCGATCTTCGCCGACACGGGCCTGGGCAAGATGCGCATGGAGTTGGCATGGGCTGACGCGGTGCACAGACACACCGGCAAGCCGATCATGGTGCACACGCCGCTGGCCGTGGCCCAACAGATCGCAGCAGAAGCCCGAAAGATCGGCATTGTTGCCAAGGTCTGCCGCGAAGCCTCCGACTTGATCGACGGCATCAACATCACGAACTATGACCGACGCCACAAGTTCGACACCAGCATCTTCGCTGGCGTGGTGCTGGACGAAAGCGGGTGCATCAAGCATCACGATACCCGCACATTCCACGACCTGACGGCGGCATACCGGGACACGCCTTTCAAGTTGCCATCGAGCGCAACGCCTGCGCCCAACGATTGGGCCGAGCTTGGCACGCACGCCGAGTTCCTGGGTGTTTGCACGCGCCAGGAAATGCTGGCCGAATTCTTCACGCACGATGGCGGCGACACCAGTGTTTGGCGGCTCAAGGGCCATGCCCGGCACATCTTCTGGCGCTGGGTGGCCACCTGGGGCGCCATGATCCGCAAGCCATCAGACCTCGGGTTTGATGATGGCGCCTACAGCCTGCCGCCGCTGCACCTGCACGAGCACCAGGTGGATTACGAGCTGCCTTTGAATGGCATGCTGTTCGCTGCTGAGGCTCAGACCTTGAGCGAGCGCCGCGCGGCACGCAAGGCATCCATGGAAGACCGTGTGGCGTCATGCGCCGAGATGGTCAAGGGTGAGCCTGGTGAGCCGTGGGTGGTGTGGTGCGACCTCAACGCCGAAGGCGATGCCCTCACCAAGGCCATCCCGGGCGCCGTGCAGATTTCGGGAGCCGACGACACCGACACCAAAGAGCGCATCTTGGCCGACTTTGCCGAAGGCCGCGCCCGCGTGCTGGTCAGCAAGCCGTCAATCTGCGGATGGGGTCTCAACTGGCAGCACTCCGCCCGCATGGCATTCGTGGGCGTCACCGACAGCTACGAGGCGTTCTATCAGGCCGTCCGGCGTGAGTGGCGTTTCGGCCAGACCCGTGACGTGCACGTCCACATCTTCGCCAGCAAGGCAGAGGGCGCCATCGTGGCCAACCTCAAGCGCAAAGAGCGCGAGGCGGGGCAAATGGCCGAGGCCTTGAGCGCCGAAACCCGTGATGCCGTCATGGCTGAAGTCGTCGGCCTGGTCCGCGAAACCAACAACCACAACGCCGCGCAGCCCGTCGCTGTGCCTTCATTTCTTCGGAGCGCCGCATGAACAAGCGAGAGCGCATTGGCAAGGAAAACCCGCTGTTCAAGAGCGGAAAAACGCATGACGCCAATGGCTACGTGTGGCTTTCATCCAAAGCCCACGGCGCCGACTACCGGAAGCGCGAGCACCGGGCCGTGATGGAGCGCGTTCTTGGTCGGCCACTTGGCCCCAATGAAGTCGTGCACCACAAGAACGAGGACAAGGCTGACAACGATCCGGCGAACCTTGAAGTTCTTACCCGCGCTGATCACGCCCGCGAGCACCACGCCAAAGGGCGCGCCTTGATCTGCATCGGGTGCAACAGGGCCAAGTGGTACAGCCCAGCAAACATCGCTCGGATCAAAACCGAAGCCTACAAATGCCGCCCATGCAGGTATGGGCGCGACTGGAACAACGGAGCCAAGAAATGAACTGCATCGACCAAGTGATTACTGATCAATACGCGCTTTATCACGGGGATGCCGTGGAAGTCCTGCGCGGCCTGCCAGATGCCAGCATCGGCTACAGCATCTTCTCGCCGCCGTTTGCCAGCCTTTACACCTACTCCAACAGCCCCCGCGATATGGGTAATGTCCGCAACGATGACGAGTTCTTTGCGCACTTCGACTACTTGATCGCCGAGCTGCGCCGCGTGATGATGCCTGGCCGCAACGTGTCGTTTCACTGCATGGACATGCCCGCCAGCAAAGAGCGGGACGGCTATATCGGCTTGAAAGACTTCCCCGGCGATCTGCTGCGCGCGTTCCAGAAACACGGCTTCATCTTCCACAGCAAGGCCACGATCTGGAAAGATCCCGTCACGGCCATGACCCGCACCAAGGCGCTGGGCTTGCTGCACAAGAGCATCCGTGAGCGCTCGGAAATGTGCCGCATGGGCATCCCCGACTACCTCATCACGGTGCGGGCGCCTGGTGAGTCGCCGCACGTCACCCACACCAGCGAAGAATTCCCTGTTGACCTTTGGCAGCAGGTGGCCAGTCCGGTGTGGATGGACATCAATCCGTCCGACACCCTGCAATACCAGTCAGCCCGCGAGCACGACGACGAGCGCCACATCTGCCCGCTGCAGCTCCCCGTCATCGAGCGCGGGATCATGCTGTGGACCAACCCGGGCGACACGGTTCTCTCTCCCTTCATGGGTATCGGGTCGGAGGGCTACAAGGCCATCCAGATGGGGCGCAAGTTCGTCGGGGCTGAACTCAAGGCCAGCTACTACGGCCAGGCCGTCAAGAACATTGCCGGGGCCATAGCCACGAAGACCAGCGATCTCTTTGCAGAGGTGGCAGCTTGAGCATCTTCACCCGCAAACCTGACTTCATCATCGGCGACGACTACCTGCGCCGCTGGTGGCTGATCCCGCGCAATCGATTCTTCAACGTCTATCTCCATTGCATTCGCAAGGATGACGACGACCGCGCGCTGCATGACCACCCATGGTGGAACGTGTCGATCCTGCTCAAGGGCTCCTACCGCGAGCACATGCCGCACGGCTCCCGCGTTCTGAGCGCAGGCAGCATCCGCGCGCGTGGCGCCCTGGCTGCGCATCGCCTGGAGGTCGTCAGCGGACCGGTGTGGACCATCTTTATTACCGGCCCACGCATCCGTGAATGGGGCTTCCATTGCCCGCAGGGTTGGCGCCATTGGCAGGACTTCACGAACCAGGCTGATCGCGGCCAGGTTGGAAGGGGTTGCGAGTGAGCGACACGCCAGCACCCTACCCAGCCAGCACCCAGTCAAAGGGCTGGCGGTTTGAGGTCAACACGGAGCAGGTGAAGAAATCCGAGACGTGGCTGCGCGCGCGCACGGGGTATGTCCGGGCGCACCTGCTGCTTCTGTGGACTGAGGCGTGGGAGCAGTCGCCGTGCGGCTCCTTGCCTGCTGACGACGAGTTGATCGCTCTGATGTTGGGCATGGAGTCTGGCGACTTCGCGGCCAATCGGGCGGTGCTCATGCGCGGCTGGTGGCTCGCTGCTGATGGGCGCCTCTATCACGACATCATCGTCGCCCGGGTTCTGGACATGATCGAGAAGCGCATGAGCAACGCCGAGCGTGCGCGTAGGTCACGCGAAACAAAGGCGCAGTCACATGGTGCTAACGCATCAGTCACGCGTGACGCACAAGTGACTGATGAGCACGCGCCCCGTGAGTTCGACACCAAGAACCAAGAACCAAGAACCAGTAATACAACACCTGACGGTGTTGTAGGCGCCGCAAGCGCCGCAGCCCCCGGCAAGCCGGCGGCCAACAAGCGTGGCAAGCGACTTCCTGACGAGTGGACTTTGCCAAAGGCCTGGGGTGACTGGTCATTGTCCGAGTACCTGCACTGGACGCCGGAGATTGTGCGATTCGAGGCCGCGAAGTTTGCTGACCACTGGCGAGCCAAGGCTGGCAAGGATGCGGCAAAGACCGACTGGCCCGCCACCTGGCGCAACTGGTGCCGCAGCGAGATTTGCCAGCGTGCACACCCGCCGCCTGGCCAAGGCACCGAAGGCAACTACGCCCGCCAGATGCGCGAGCGAGTCGAGGAAGCAGCCGGGTCTTTGGCCCACGTCATCGCAGCAAAGGCGCCCGGATCACCGAGGACGCCAACACCATGGGAAGTAGCAATTGAAAACAATTCACGAACCACTGCCATCGGAATGGATCGACCAGGTGTTCTCGAAGCTGACGGTCAGGTACGGCCGCGACTTTCTGAGCCGGTATGAGGGTCAGGACCTGAACGTGGTCAAGGCTGACTGGGCCGAGGAAATGGCGGGCCTTCAAAACCGCCCCGAGGCCATCCAGTACGCGCTTGACCACCCGACAGCCAAGCCGCCCAACGTGGTCGAGTTCATCGAAGCATGCCGCCGCGCGCCCACCAAGGCCCTGTTTGCCATCGCCCCACCCACGGCCAACCCGGATGTGATTCAGCGGGCCATGCGCAAGGCGCAGGAAGCGTTCAGGCACAAGGGCGACGTGCTGGACCCCATCCGCACGCTGCGCCGCCGTGAGCGCGAAGGCGACAAGAGCCTGACCCAGTTTCAGCGGGATTTCTGGCGCCGCGCACTCAAGGGCGAGATGGGCGGGCAACGATGAAGGCCGCCATCAAAACGCTGGATGACCTGCTGGCCCGATGCGTTGAGATTGGCGACTGCATGGAGTGGACCGGCAGCCGCCAGCCTACCGGCACCCCATCGTGCAAGTTTGGCCGCCAAATGACCAACGCCGGCCGCGTGGCTTACACCATGCACCACGGGTTGGAATTGAGCGCCATCAAAGGGCTTGCTGTGTGGGCTGGTTGCAAGAATCAACTCTGCATCGCTCCGAAGCATTTGAAGATCGGAACCAGGCCACAGATGCTGGTCTGGCGTGGCATTGAGGGATTGTGCAAGCGCTCGCCGGCCACCAAGGCACGGGACGTTGCCAGCAGGCATGCCCGCGGCGTTCGCTTCACGCCTGATGAAATCAAGGCGATCCGAATCGCGGAAACGAGCCACATCGATGAGGCCGAGAAGCACAACGTGCACAAATCGACCATCGCCTACATCCGCAGTGGCCGCCTCTACCGAGACACCGTGAAGGGCGCCAGCATTTTCACCATGGGGGCCGCATGACCCGCCAATTTGTCAACTGCCCAGGCTCCGAGGCCCACGCCGCACGCCTTGAGCACATCAAGACCTTGGGCACCATAGGCGCTGGCCGCCAGTACCTGAACCAGGTCCGTGCAGAGCATGGTGATTTCTGGGCCAGATACTTGGAAGACGATTTCACGCAATGGCTCAAGGCCAGGAAGGCGGTCGCGTGAGCAACATCGATCCCAACAAAGCCGTTGAGTTCCTGATCACGAACGCCGCGAAGTTTGCCCACGCCAAGGCCGCTCGCGTATACCTGGAGGAATTCCGCAAGTCGAAGAAAGCTTTGCTGATGTCGCAGAGCGCCGAGCGCGCCGCCAACGCCCGCGAACAGTTCGCCTACGCGCATCCCGAGTACCAGCAGCTGCTTTGCGATCTGCGCACGGCCATTGAGGTTGAAGAAGAGTTGCGCTGGCAACAGGTGGCCGCCCAGTTGCGCGTGGAAGTTTGGCGCAGCCAGGAGGCCACCAATCGCGGCCAGGAGAGGGCGACACGATGAAGCCAGCCTTCTACAACGAGATCGACCCCTTCGCCGCCGCCTGGCTGCGCGAACTCATCAAAGCCGGCCACATCGCCCCGGGCATCGTGGACGAGCGAAGCATTGAAGACATCAAACCGCGAGACCTCGATGGATTTTCACAATGCCACTTCTTCGCCGGGATCGGCGTCTGGTCCCTTGCTCTGCGCCGAGCCGGATGGCCTGATGACCGACCTGTTTGGACCGGTTCCTGTCCTTGCCAACCTTTCAGCGCGGCAGGCCAAGGAGTTGGGTTTGAT